CAGAAGGTTCAAGTAATCAGTATTATGCTAATTCACTAGTAGACACTCACTTAGCAGACGCAACTTCATCTAAAACTTTGAACAATGTTCAAATAGACGGAGGTAGCATCTAATGGCAGGTGAAAAGAATTTTAATATCAAAAACGGGTTATCCGTTGGTGGTGTAGAAGTAATCAACTCATCGGGTGACTTAGTTGCTGGTGGTGTAGGAGCTGCAGTTCAAGAAGCAATCGCAGATAAAATCGGTGGAATAATTCAAGGGTCAGGTTCAACAACAGTCACATATGATGACGAAAATGATACGATTACAATCTCATCAACAGGAAAAACAGAAGAAGAAATACAAGATATCATTGGTGCCGCATTAGCAACTAATGGTTCACATACTGGTTTATCAGTAGCATACGATGATGCTGGTGACGGTGCAATCGACATAACTGTAGATTACAGTGCAATTGCAGCTGACCTAATTCCTGATGGAAACGAAACAAGAGATTTAGGTAGTTCAACAAACAGATGGAGAGATTTATATCTTTCAGGTTCAACTATTAACTTAGGTGGAACAGAACTATCAAAAGATACAGACGGAAACGTTGAAGTTTCTTCAAGTGGAACATTAAAATCACTTAAAGTTGCAGAAATTGAAATTGGAACAGGTTCAGATGTTCTTGTTCTTAAAAGAGACTCTAATGGTAAACTTCAATCAAGAAGTAAGAACACTTCAACAAAAGCTGAAACTGCTACAGATATAGATTTATCTAATAACGATACAGACGACCTTTCAGAAGGCTCAACAAATCAATATTTTACAGATGCAAGGGTGATGACTTCACTTGCAACTGTAGATACACATATCGTTCCAACTGCTGATGTCACATACGACTTAGGTTCTTCTTCATTACAATGGAGAGATATCTATGTTGGGCCAGGTTCATTATATGTTAATGGACAACAAGTGGTTTCCGATAATTCAGGAACAATTACTGTTTCTGCAGACGATGACCAAAATGTATCACTTCAAACAGGTGGTTCAGGTGATATCGAATTAGATGCAACTGGAACAGGTAATATACAAATTAAAGCACCGATGCAGATACAAGCATCAAATGCAATATCTTCATCAGATGGAAATGCAATTGAATTTTCAAACTCAATTGATGTAGATGCAATCGAGTCAAGAAGTGCAGACACTAACTTAGTGTTAACAGGTAATGGGACAGGTAATGTCACAGTTAATGACTCTTTATCAGTCACAGGTAATTTAACAGTTTCAGGAACTACAACAACTGTAAACTCAGAGACTATTTCACTTGCAGATAACATTATTGCATTAAACAGTAATTTCACTTCAGGTTCACCAACAGAAGACACTGGTATCAGTGTGACTCGTGGTGGTTCTGCTTCTAAGACACTTCTTTGGGACGAAACAAATGACAAATGGTCAGTTGGTTCAGAAACTTTTGTTGCTGCAACATTCGAAGGAAACTTAACTGGTAATGTCACTGGTAATGTGTCAGGAAGTTCAGGTTCAACAACAGGTAATGCTGCTACAGCAACTCTTGCTACAAATGCTCAAGGATTGACTGGAACTCCAAATATTTCAGTTGGAACTATTGCTTCAGGTGCAATTACAATCACCAATGCAACGAATGCTGGTGGAACTGCAAGAAATATGTACCAATCAACATCAGCACCTTCAAGTGGTGATGGTGCAGTTGGTGATATGTGGATTCTTTACTCCTAACATAGGGGTTTAGAGTCTTTATAAATACTAACAATAATTAATGGATAACTAAATGGCAACAGGTTCACAGAAGGTCAAAACACCTACAGGTTGGAATGCAACCCAAGGTGCTTGGGTAAAAACTGGTAGTACTACTTGGAAAGCAGTAGACCAAATATATGTTAAAACACCTACAGGGTGGAATAATGCATCGGGCCAAACTAATGTACAACAACCTTATCCGTACATTGCAAATGCACAAAATCCTTATATTGCAAATGCTCAGCAACCGTACCCATATATTGCTAATAGTCAGACTCCATATATTGCAAATGCTCAGCAACCTTATCCATATATTGCTAATAGTCAGACTCCATACATTGCTAATGCACAACAACCGTATCCGTATATTGCAAACAGTCAGACTCCTTACATAGCAAACGCACAGCAACCGTATCCTTACATTGCTAATGCAAGACAACCATATATTGCAAATGCTCAGAGTCCATATATTGCAAATGCTAGACAACCAAATAATGCAAGACAACCAAACAATGCAAGGGCACCTTATATTGCAAATGCAAGACAACCAAACAATGCAAGACAACCATTTACATTCAGAGCTCCATTTACGTATAATGCAAGGACACCGTTTACATATAATGCAAGAACACCGTTCACTTATAATGCAAGGACACCATTCACGTTCCAAGCACCATTTACGTTCCAAAACCCATCTATAGCTAGTGCTAGGCAACCTACACCGTATCCGTTTGGAGGATTCCTGAAGTTTAGTGGTTTCGGCCCATCATTTGGTGAGGAGGTATAAAATGCCTATAGGGTTCTACCAATTACCATTCACTTTCCAATCAAGACAGCCGAATAATGCACGTCAACCAAACAATGCAAGGTCGCCTTACATTGCAAATGCAAGACAACCATATATTGCAAATGCAAGGCAACCATATATTGCAAATGCAAGGCAACCGAATAATGCCCAAAACCCGTTTACGTTCAGAGCCCCATTTACATATAATGCAAGAACACCATTTACGTTCCAAGCACCATTTACATTCAGAGCTCCATTTACGTATAATGCAAGGTCTCCATTTACATATCAGGCAAGAACGCCTTTTACATATGCAAGACAAGGTAGAACACCATTTACATATCAAAATAGACAGCCAGGCACATATGCAAGACAAGGTCAAACTCCTTTCACATATCAAAATAGACAGCCAGGCACATATGCAAGACAAGGTCAAACTCCTTTCACATATCAGAACAGACAGCCAGGCACATATGCTAGACAAGGTCAAACTCCTTTCACATATCAGAACAGACAACCTACTACCTATGCAAGACAAGGTAGAACACCTGTTATTAGATGGGATAATGATTTGAGTAATAACTGGCCAGCAACACCCGTTACCAGTTAAACACTAAATAAGTGTGTAAAACACTTAACAGTTAGATATATTATGTTAGAAACAATCACATCTTTTGATGAATTTGAATCCAAAGTACCCGATATTGATTGGGACGTAATAACCCATAAAGAATTAAACGAACTTCCAACCCTTCAGTTGGGTAGAATTAGCAATGTTTTAGATATGACAGAAAAGGACAAGGAAATTCTTGTCCTTTGGAAAGAAGTATTCAAAAATAAACTCCCACCATTAAAAAAGTTTGTATGGGGTGATATACTAGAAAAAAGACAAAACAAAGAGTTCACTGGTTTTAATGGATTGAATAGTGAGTCTCATGCTTATAATAAGTTTTTACCACATGGATTTACATGTGAAAACTTTGACCATGAAAGAATGCATAGTGGAATGGGTATAGAGACACTTAAAGATGGTAAAAATGTTGTTGATATAAGAGACTTAACTGAATTAACAGAGGAAGAAAAATTACTTGAAAATGGTCAAGAAGTTTTATCTTCAATGTACTATCATGCAAGTAAAGCACATTGGTTAATTCAAAGTATACAAGAAGAAGGATTGAGAGCACCCATTCAAGGGTTTACAGTCAAACATCCAAATAATCACTTTTCACTTCAGATACATCCAGGCTCAATTCGTTCAGGATGTTTTGAAGAGATGGAAGACCCGACCCATGAGCTTTTAATATTTGATACACAGAACGCTCTTCCACATATCGACTCAGTTTCTATAGAAGAAATATTAGAGTATTGGGGCAAAAAGATAGAATCAAAAGGAGAAAAACCTGAAGTTGGTTTATTATACACTAGAGGTATTGTGGAGTGGCAAGTGACCTTTACGGGTATAGATTTCAGAGAAGAAGTATATGCCCATGCTAAAAAAGTTCACACACTTTCAAAGGGCAAACCATTAAACATTTATGTAGGATATGATTCAACACACAATGGTTTAGAAAAGGTTTGTATAGAATCTATCTATGAAAGCATAGATAGTGGATTGGGTAGTGGTTATTTTGTGAACCCAACACGGTTTACACCCGAAATCAAATTACTTGACATTTCTAAACTTCCCGACTATAATAGGGAGTATGCAAATCAGTCCACTGAATTTACTTACAGCAGATTTCTAATACCACATTTAGAAAACTATGAAGGATTTAGTATCTTTGTAGATGATGATTTCATATTCAAAAAGAACTTATTACCCATGTTCTATTATCTAAATCCCGATGATGCTGTTGCATGTATTCAATATCCACAATACAAACATGACAGTGTTAAGTTTGATGGAGAGGTTAATATAGACTATCCTAAAAAGTTGTGGTCTAGTATGATGATATTCAATAATGGACATGAAGACTGTAAAAAGTTGACACCCGAAGTTGTTAACACTTGGACTGGTAAACAATTACACCAATTTGAGTGGACAGATAAAATAAGTAAGATACCCGAAAAGTATATCTTTGTTGAGGGATATGACAATCCTAAAGAGAAATGGAGATACAGTGGAGTACATTACACTAGAGGTGGGCCATGGATAGATGGGATGAATACAGACAACATAAATAACTTAGAGGTATACGAGAAGTATAAAAACCTCTTGCAAAATAAAAAGATATAGTATATACTATAAGTGAGGACTAAAAAATGAATAACAACTGTTTTATATATACAGAAGAAAGTAAACTAATAATTAGAAAACCTAATGGGTTGCAATATGAATTTGATAATGTTGATAAGCCAGAACTTGGTTTTGACTATGATGTTATTGTTTATGATGATATAGAAATGAAAGTAATTAAGTGGGACAATTCAAAATCTTCTTTTGATGAACAAGACCGAACCCCTTTATCTCCATCTGATATGGATGCTATTGAAAATTATATAGAACATTCAGAACCACCTATCGGAATAACACTTTCAAATCAGTATTGTGAAGATATAACTAACTTCTGTAATCAACAAGTTGACATGTCTTGTGAATGGACTGGATTTGAATCATTAACAGAGTGCCTCATTGCAGGAAGAGAAGGGTCAAATCATCCACAAAGAAGTAATGCAAGAAGTGTATTAGAGTTTTGTGATGCAATAGCATCTGTATCAGAACAGATACAAATGGATATTCAATCTACAAGAGAAGACCATTTAAAACCTTTAGAAGAATATATGAGTTATATTCCTAGAGCTCAAACTCCAATTGATGCCCCTAGATAATGGACTCAACTCCCGAAGTTGTCTTTATAGATAAACCCTTTAGAGTTGAAACACTTCCTCTAAAAGATATCTATGTTTTAGATAATTGGTTGCCTTCTTCACTTCATTATTTTTATGACACACAAATATCAAGTGCAAATTTTTGGTCTAAAGGAAATGAAGTAAGAGGAGACAGTCCAACAGGATTACCTCATCATCAATTTTGGGGAGTGTCCATACTTAGTGGTTATGATAAAAATAAAAGACCTATGTCTGTAGATGATATAGAAGATAAATACACTTACTTTCCTAGATACCTTAATAAAAAATTACAAACAGAATTTGGATTTAAGTGGGAAAGATTTCAGTTCATGGGATTAAACTCACAGACACAAGGATTACATGGAACTTGCCATCAAGACTGTCCACCCGAAGATGATTGGAATATATCATTCTTATACTACACAAATAAATTTTGGGAAGACTCTTGGGGTGGAGATTTGAGATTCTATTCAACAGCAGAACATGGAATACATGCAAGAGATAACAATAAAGAGGTTGCATCAGTTAAGTTTAAACCAAATAGATTAATTATGTTTGATGGTAGAATACCACATGGTGCAGATGCACCAACAACAAAGGCACGATATGTAGATAGAAAGTCTGTTGTTGTTCGTGGTGATGAAGTCAGACTTGTAGATAAGGAGGAGTTTTACGATGCCAACGATAGACTTTCACACATATAATCCTATAACAATAAAGGACTTTAAACCCATACTTGCAAAAGATTTAATTCCCGATTGGTGGAAACAATCAAAGGTAGGTGAGGCTGTAAATGGAGTTAAACAACAAACTATAAGAGCATGTCCTGCAATGGATGATTGGTTGAAGATGGGTTGGTACTTATGTGCAAATAGAGATATGGAAGTTGTACAAGGAGTTTCTCTTGAAGATGAGGAAGGTCTCAATTGGGCATCTGTTAGAGATTTAGATGCAAAAAAATGGTTAAAGGGGACAGCCTCTTCTTCTCATCCACACACTCAACTTATGGATGGGTTTGCATATATGGACAAGTCAGAAAATCCTCCAGTTAAAGATGCATTTAAAATGAGAAACCCATGGTGCATCACAACACCCGAAGGATATTCTACATTTTACTTAGACCCATTTCTACATCAGAATAAATACTTTTCTACATGGCAAGGTATAATTGATACCGACAAATTTAACAATGGTATAGATAATGCACAAATTATTTTTTATCCAAAAGTTGACCACAATTTCACTATTCTTAAAGGAACACCTCTTTGTCAGATTATTCCATTTAAAAGAGAAGAGTGGGTTGGAACATATGCACTTAAAACCCCAAAGTCTGAAATGTTAAGTTCATCTCGTCTAACAACAGAAAGGGAGACAATAGGAATGCCAGAAGCATTCAGAATGTTGGGTGTTGAGGATGGTAGGGATGCTAAAACAAAAACTGTAGGGCCCTATAAGAAGATGAAATATTGGAATCCTAAACAAAAATACTTTAGTGAAGAGTCTCCACCACCCGAATGTCCATATCATGTAAGTGAAGACTCACCCGAAATACAGTTAGAATTACCAATAGGAGATAAAGATGGCAGTTAGATTGATGTTTCCAACATTTATTTTTCATAGAAATATGTTAAATGCTGGTGAGAATAGAGGATTTGCAAAGGATTATTTGGTATTACTACAAACAGAAATCGATAGCATGAGAAGAAACGACCCAAAAGGTAGGCAAATATCAAATCAATACACTGGATGGCAATCAAACGATGGTTGTGAAAGTTCTCCTATATTCCAAAAACTAATGAATGAAATTATTATTACATTTAATGATGAGGTTTTACCTTTCAATGGATTGAATCCACATACTGCTAAAGTGTCCATAGGAAACTCTTGGGCAAATATTAATGACAAAGGTGCATGGAATATGCCACATAGTCATGCAGGTTGTTGGTATAGTGGTGTTTTTTATATAAAAGCAGATGGTGATGAAGGGGACTTAGTTATGATTGATAATAGTGAAAAAGTTCTTTCAGAATTTCCTCCAAGTCAAAGAACTAATAATAACTGGAAGTTTACACCCACTAGTGGAGAACTTGTTCTATTTCCAAGTGGTGCAACACATATGGTTGAACCAAATCAAACCGATAAAGAAAGGTACTCAATATCATTTAACATAAACATGCATTACACTGAAAGCAATGCAAACTATGGTGATATTGATAACTATAATCCAAACGAATTTGTCTTTGATTTAGACCAAAATGGAAACCCCATAATGAGTTAATTATCCTAAATAAGGATATGGAAATAGTAATCGACACCCATCTCTTATGGAATCTTATGATAACATTCGTGTTAGCACCACTAGGTTTTCTCATAAGAAGTCTTTTATCTGAGCAGAAAAGAATAGACATACTTGTTAACAAGACAAGAGAAGAATTAGCAAAGGATTATGTCACTAGAGAACAGATAGAAGTGGACTTTGAAAGAATCATGGCTACTATGACAAGGATAGACGAAAAGATAGACCGTCTACAATCTAAGACTTACTTCCAAGAATAGACTTAAAATTCGTATAAATAGTATTATAGATTTAATACTGGAATACAATTATGTCAAAACCAAACTCGAAAGCAACATTCAAAGAGTACATTAAAAGAAAACTGGGTGCTCCAGTCTTAGAAATCAACGTGGATGATGACCAGTTTGATGACAGAATAGATGAAGCTTTGCAATACTTTCGTGAATTTCACTATGAGGGTTCAATCAAGTGTTATCTAAAACATCAGATTACACAAGAAGAGATTGATTCCTTTAAGACAAATGAAACACATAATGCAGCTACAACTGGAACTCAAGCAATTTCAAACCAAACATATGGTGAGGGACAGAACTATATAACACTACCCGAACATGTGTTAAGTGTTATACAAATATTCCCTTTCTCAAGTGGAACAACTTCCAATATGTTTGATATCCAATATCAATTGAGACTTAATGATTTATGGGACTTGACATCAACAAGTGTTTTATATTACTCACAAGTACAATCACACTTATCACTTTTAAACGACATCTTAGTGGGTCAAATACCTATAAGATATAACATGCATTCTAATAGGCTTTACATTGACTATAATGCAAACAAATTAGTTGCAGGTGAATACATTGTTATAGAGTGTTATAGGAAGATAGACCCAACAGACATGACAGATATCTTTGATGACATGTGGTTGAAGAAATATGCAACTGCATTAGTTAAGTATCAGTGGGGAGAAAACCTTTCTAAGTTCTCAGGAATTGCATTGCCAGGCGGAGTGACACTTGATGGACAACAAATGAAGGACGAAGCAAAAGAAGAAATTTTAAGATTAGAAGAAGAGTCAAGACTGAACTATGAAATGCCAGTTCTTGATATGATGGGATAAACCATGCCAACAAACGTATTCTTTAACCATGCAGTAAGTAGTGAACAACATCTTTATGAAGATTTGGTTGTTGAGTCTATGCGTTTCTATGGTCATGAAACATTTTACTTACCGAGAGAGGTCGTAGAAGAAGACACCATTCTCAATGAAGATGTGCAATCTACATTTGGTGATGCATATTCAGTAGAAATGTATTTAGAAAATACAGAAGGATTTGAAGGAGAGGGAGACTTATTCAGTAAGTTTGGTGTTCAAGTAAAAGACCAAGCAACCTTTGTAATTGCATTGAGAACATGGGAAAGATTCATATCACTAGATTCTAATCTTGCAACATCAATGAGACCCAACGAAGGAGATTTAATATACTTCCCTCTCAGTGGTTCAATGTTTGAAATCAAATTTGTAGAACATGAAAATCCTTTCTATCAAGTTGGAAAACTATTCGTGTTCAAAATGCAATGTGAACTCTTTGAATACAGTGGAGAAGATTTCGATACTGAAATAGGTACTATAGATGTTATAGAAAATGAAAATGCTTATGCATTAGACTTAACTATGGAGGATAGTGGGTCGGGTTCTTACACTATAAATGAACCAGTGACACTTAATGGTACTGTAGTTGGAGAGGTTTCTGCATGGTCAGGTACAACAAGGAAACTAAATCTTGTACACAACACTTCAACACTTGCAGTTGGTGACACTATCGTAGGTTCTACTTCAGAAACATCTCGTACTATTGCATCAATTACAGATGTAATGACAATGGAGAATGATGGTCAAGCACAAAACAAAGACTTTGAAGACAAGGCAGATGGATACTTAGATTTCTCAGAGACTAACCCATTCGGTGAGGTCACATAATGTTTGGGACACATTTTTATCATGAAACAATTAAACGAAGTGTATCAATCTTTGGAACACTATTCAATAACATATCTGTAGTAAAAAGAAAGGCAGACGGAACAGTACTTAGTAAAAGTTTAGTTCCTATTGCATATGGCCCTAATGCAAAGTGGTTATCACGATTAAATCAAGAGCCCGATTTAAATGATGGAAATAGAAGTCAAGTAAGTCTTCCAAGAATGGCATTTGAGATGAACTCATTTGAATATGATGCAACGAGACAACAAAACAAACTTATACGAACACAAAAGAAATTACTAGAAACTGGTGATACTGGTAAAAGAGGATTTCAATATGCACCAGCACCCTACAATATAGGATTTACACTTGGCATTCTTGCAAATCAAGTTAATGATGCAATCCAAATCGTAGAACAAATTGTTCCATATTTTCAACCCGAGTATACTGTGACTATGAACATGATTGACTCAATGAGTGAAAAGAGAGATGTTCCTATAACACTTAATAGTGTATCAATGGAAGACACATATGAAGGTGGTTTTGAAGACAATAGAATAATAGAATATACTTTAGACTTTACAATGAAAGTTTACTTCTTTGGCCCTGTGTATACGGGAGAGGTTATTAAGAGTGTTATTGAAAGAGACTATGTCAATATCGATGCAGGTGGATTTACAACTTCACAAATAGATGCATCAGGTCTTGTTAAAGAGGTTAAACACTATGAACCTGCATTTGGAGAGGTTGCAGATGCAGTGTCTAATAGTACTAATGTGTCGTTTGGAACTGTAATAAATAGTAAGATAAGTGTGGGAGATGAAGTATTTGGTACTAACTTAGATACCAACCCGACAGTCACTGCTGTTGGTTCAGATAAACTTACTGTAACACTAAGTTCTGCAATCACTATTGATGCTGACACTACACTTAAGTTTGTTGGTTCTGTAGACCCAAGTGATACATTTGTTGTTGCAGAAACAGTTACATTTTATGATGACGGTGTTGATTCTACATTTGCAGAAGATAAAGTCACCGATGCGAGTTAATATATGGCAAAAATTGAAGACCAATTAGATGATGTTCTAAACATTTCTAAAGAAATAAAACAAGAAACCCAAGTAGTCAAAGTCCCTCAAAGAGTTGAGAGTATGGAGAACGACTATAAGTATGGTCGTGAGACCCTCTATGGGCTCGTAGAAAGGGGTCAGGATGCAATTGATGGAATACTAGACTTGTGTAAGGAAACAGAACACCCACGTGCTTACGAGGTAGCAGGTCAACTTATAAAGACTGTTGGGGATACTGCAGAGAAGTTATTAGACTTGCAGAAAAAGATGAAAGATTTAAACAATGAGAATGAAGGAGTGAAGACTCAACATAACCATCTTTATGTTGGTTCAACATCAGAGTTGCAGAAGTTCCTAAAGAAAGAGAATAAGAAAGATTAATGGTTAAACCCACAAATGAAGGATATCTTGGTAATAATTTAATCAAGAGAGCAGGTATTGAACAACAATACACTGAAGATGAGTTTAAAGAATACTTGAAGTGTTCTAAAGAACCCGTCCATTTTATAGAAAACTATTGTCAAATTATATCACTAGATGAAGGTCTTGTCAAATTTAAACTTCGTGGGTATCAAGGAAATCTGATAGAACATTATGATGAAAATCGATTTAATGTAGTTCTTGCATCTCGTCAGAGTGGTAAATCAATCACCTCTTGTGCATATCTCTTATGGTATCTATTGTTTCATCCCGAAGTGACTGTAGCTGTACTTGCAAACAAAGGTGCAATTGCAAGGGAGATGATATCCCGTATTGTCACTATGTTAGAGAGTGTACCGTTTTTCTTACAGCCAGGTGTTAAAATTCTTAACAAAGGTAATATAGAATTTGCAAATGATTCTAAGGTCGTTGCAGCTGCAACATCTTCGAGTTCTATTCGTGGATTGTCTATAAACCTCTTGTATCTTGATGAGTTTGCATTCGTAGAAAATGCAGAAGAGTTCTATACTTCAACATATCCCGTTGTCACATCGGGTAAAAATTCAAAGGTTATTATCACATCTACTGCAAATGGTGTTGGTAATATGTTTTATAAGATATATGAAAGTGCAGTTCAGAAACAATCTGAATATAAACACTTCCTTATCAACTGGTTTGATGTGCCAGGCAGAGATGAAGAGTGGAAAAAACAAACCATTGCAAATACATCTGAGACTCAGTTCGAACAAGAATATGGTAATTCATTCTTGGGAACTGGTAATACCCTTATAAACAGTAATGTTTTACTAGGACTAAGGAGTGTAGACCCTGATTGGAATCGAGATAACATAAATATATACGAAAGACCTAAAGAGGGGCATTCATATGTATGTACAGTTGATGTTTCTAAGGGTAGAGGAATAGATTATTCAACATTTAGTATTTTTGATGTGAGTAGTCAACCATTTAAACAAGTTGCAACATTTAGAGACAATATGCTCTCACCTATGTTACTTCCTGATATGATAAATAAGTATGTAAAACCATATAATGAAGCATTGGTGATAGTAGAGAACAATGCAGAAGGTGGTACAGTTGCAACCCAATTACACTATGATATAGAATATCCTAATGTTTTTGTGCAGGGGATGACAAAACAAGAAGATATCGGTGTAACAATGAACAGGAAAATCAAAAGGATTGGTTGTTCAACATTAAAAGAATTATTAGAAGAAAATAGATTAGAATTAATAGACCGTGCAACAATAACAGAATTACTAACATTTGTTAATAAAGGTAATTCATATGAAGCAGCAAAAGGATATCATGACGATATGGTTATGAACTGTGTATTATTTGCATGGTTTGTAACAACAGAATTTTTCTATCATTTAACGGATTCACAAGTTAAAGACTTGTTGTATTCAGAACAACAAAAATTGATTGAAGAAGACCTATTACCAGCAGGAGTATTTGGTTCAACCCCTGCAGAAGAAGTCTCATTTGTAGATAAAGAAGGGGATAGGTGGTTTCAATCATAAAAAATGATGTGTTGGTGGGTTTTTATTTGTTATAAATAAAACAGTAAACAACACTTTTTACATTAACAGGAGTAAAAGAGTATGACATTTCAAGTATCACCAGGCGTTCAAATCTCAGAAATAGATTTGACAAATGTTGTTCCAGCAGTATCCAGTACAACTGGTGCATTTGCAGGTTCATTTAATTGGGGCCCTGTTGATGAAGTTGTAACAGTTTCAGATGCAAAGGGTTTGGTAGACAATTTTTCTTCACCAGCAAATTCAGTTGCAGGAGCTGAAGACTTCTACACAGCAGAATCCTTCCTTAAATATGGTTCTTCTTTAAGAATCGTTAGGGTAAACACAAACGGTCTTTTCAGTGCAAATGCAAGTGGAGATGCCTCATCATTATTAAAAAACAACGATGACTATGTAAACACTTATAAGAGTGGTGGACAAGCAGGAACTGCAGGACAGTGGATAGCAAGAAACCCAGGCTCATTAGGTAATTCATTAAAAGTATCATCATGTGCTAGTGCAAACGCATATTTCAACGAGAACGTAACTACAGTAGACGGAAATGAAGGAACAGGACAAACCGTTATCACTATGACTAGTGGTGCAGTGTTTATCGTTGGAGACATAATCAGATTTGCAGGACACAATACAGAATACAAAATTACTGCAATTAGTACAAATGATGTCACAATCGAAGCAGTAGGTCAACCTGCTGGAACTGGTTTAACAGTTGATGTTGCAGATGGAGTACAGGTATCAAGATACTGGGAACATTATGCATTATTCAGTAAAGCACCAGGCACATCTTCAGGTGCTACACTTGCAGGTGCAGGTGCAGACGAACTACACATTGTGGTTGTAGATGAAGATGGTTTAATTTCGGGTGCATCAGGAACAGTTTTAGAGTCATACGGTTTCGTATCACTTGCATCAGACGCTAAAGATGCACAAGGTGGTTCATTATACTATAAAGATGTAGTATCAACTGGTTCATCATGGGTATATTGGAGTGGACATAACACTGCAACAGACCTAACAGTTTCAGAAAATAGAACACTTGCTGACTCAGTAAGTGATGCATTCACTGGCCCATCAACACCTTTCTCATCATCACTAAGTGGTGGTGCTGATGGTAGAATATCTACTGCAGGTGAAAAACATGGTGCATGGTCAACTCACTTCGGTGATGCAGAGACTATAGACTTCTCATTATTATTAGTAGGTTCAACAAGAACTGATAATGGAAGTGGTGTTCAACAAGATATTCTTGCAGACTGGACAACATTAACAAACCAAGCAATCCTTCTTTGTGAAACAAGAAAGGACTGTATGGCAATATGTTCACCAAGATATGCAGATGTCGTTGGTGTTTCATCAGAAGCAACACAATCAAGTAATGTAATCACAACTGCAAATACAGCAACATCAAGTTCATATGCAGTTATCGATTCAACATGGGTATATCAATATGATAGATTCCATGACACATATAGATGGATTCCTGCAAACGGACATACTGCAGGTATTATGGCAAGGTCAGACCTATTGAGAGATGCATGGATATCTCCTGCTGGTTTCTCAAGAGGACAATACTTAGGTATTACTAAACTTGCATTCAATCCAAAACAAGGTTCAAGAGACGATTTATATCGTGCAAGAGTTAACCCTGTTGTCACATTCCCTGGCCAAGGTACATTGTTATATGGAGATAAAACTGCATTAACAACACCTAGTGCTTTTGATAGAATTAATGTAAGAAGGTTATTCATTGTATTAGAGAAAGCAATTGCAACTGCAGCTAAAGCTCAGTTATTTGAGTTCAATGATGCATTCACTCGTGCTCAGTTTAGAAGTGCAGTAGAACCATTCTTAAGAGATGTTAAAAACAGAAGAGGATTAGTAGATTATTCAGTTATTTGTGATGAAACAAACAATACAGACACTGTTATAGACAGAAACGAGTTTGTATGTTCAATCTTCGTGAAACCTGCAAAATCTATCAATTTCATAACTTTGAACTTTATTGCTGCTAGAAGTGGTGTTGAGTTTGAAGAAATATATAGTGCAGTTTAAGGAGAAATAAAACATGGCAACAATAGACCAATTTAAAGCACAATTAATCGGTGGTGGGCCAAGAGCCAACAGATTTAGAGTGTTTGTTCCTAGGACAGGAAATAAAATAGAGTTTTTGTGTAAAGCAACAAGTATACCTGCTGCTACAATCACTCCAGTAGAAGTCCCGTTTAGAGGTCAAATACTTAAACTTGCAGGTGATAGAACTTTTGAAGATTGGAGTATTACTGTTATAAACGATAATGAGTTCTCTGCAAGAACTGCTTTAGAAGCATGGCAAGAAGAAATCCAAGGATTTGGAACTTCTGATGGTGCAACTTCAACTGATTACTTAATTTCTCGTGCATTCGTAGAACAGTTAGGTAAAGATGATTCAGTCCTTGCGAGATATGAGTTCTTTAATATGTTCCCAAATTCAATCGGTTCAATAGATTTATCTTATGAAAACGGTGATGCTTTGGAAGAATTTGAAACAACATTCTCATATTCTCACTGGGAAAGAGTCGTTTAAGTAGAATTAAAGTGAAAATAACACTCAAGAAGGTGTTATAAATAATAGTATGGAAATATTTGGATTTGAAATATCTCGTAAAAAAGACGAGTTAAGAGCAACGACTGTCAATCAAGGACAGTCATTTGTTGCACCTGTAGATGATGATGGAACACCCGTCATTGCTCAACAGGCAGGTTATATCGGTGGTGGTGCTTATGGTTCCTATGTCGATATGGATGGTGGTATTAAGAATGAGGTTGAACTTATTCGTAGATACAGAGAAACATCCCTAGTACCTGAATGTGACGCTGCTATTGAAGACATTATAAATGAGTGTATCACATCGGATAGTGCAGATAGGATTGTGACACTTGACTTAAGAGATGTTAAACTCTCAGACAGCATCAAGAAAAAGATGCAAGACGAATTTAGTCATATCCTATCCTTAATGAAGTTCAATCAGAACTCTCATGAATTATTCAGAAAATGGTACGTAGATGGAAGAATATACTTCCATAAAGTCGTTGACTCTAAAAGACCTAAATTTGGTCTTGTAGATTTACGAAACGTAGACCCTCTTAAGATTAAGAAAGTTAGAAATGTAGAAGAAGAGAAGGGTAAAGACGGGATTAAAAGAATCAAATCTATTGAAGAATTTTATGTCTTTAATGATAAAGGATTCGACAAGAGTAGTGCTGTAGAAGGTTCTACACTTAAAATTGCACCTGAGGCAGTATGTTATACTACTTCGGGTCTTTTAGACTACAATAAAAATGCAGTTATCGGGTATCTGCATAAAGCATTGAAGACTGCAAATCAGTTATCAATGATGGAAGATGCACTTGTAATTTATAGATTATCAAGAGCTCCCGAAAGAAGAATTTTCTACATTGATGTAGGAAACCTTCCAAAAGCAAAGGCAGAACAGTACCTTGCAGAGACTATGAATAAGTATAGAAATAAACTTATTTACAATGCAGATACTGGTGAAATAAAAGACGATAGAAAACATATGAGTATGTTAGAAGACTTTTGGTTGCCAAGAAGAGAGGGTGGTAGAGGAACAGAGATTACCACTTTGCCTGGCGGACAGAACCTTTCAGAGATTGATGATATAGAATACTTTAAGAAGAAACTATACCAATCACTAAATGTTCCTTCGTCAAGAATGGAGGCGGACAATGGGTTTAACATGGGTCGGTCTTCAGAGATTAGTAGAGACGAACTTAAGTTTAATAAGTTCACTAACAGACTTCAGAAGAAGTTTGCTAGAACATTTACAGACATTTTAAGAACTCAAGTTATTCTTAAAGAGATTGTAAGTCAAGAAGAATTTGATAAGTTTAAAGACTTTATCCAATACGACTTTACTGCAGATAATCACTTTACAGAACTAAAAGAACAAGAGATTTTTAAAGAAAGATTAGATGCATTACAAGGTGCATCAGAGTATGTCGGTCAATACTTCTCACATGAATATGTAAGAAAGTATATACTTAGACAAACTGAAGAGGATATTGAACTTCTTGACCAGCAAATAAAGACTGAAAAAGAAACAATGCCAGACCAAGACGATGACGGTTTTTCATCATATTAGGAGATATAAATAATGAGTAGTGAAATAGCAAAAAAGATAGTAGATACCATAGAAACTGGTAATCTTTCGGATGCAAAAGAACTAATAGACCAAGGTATCAAACAGAAAGCTGCAGAGACCGTGGACATGAAAAGAGTAGAACTACAAGTTGATTGGATGAATCAATCATCAGAAACACAAGGGATGTAATGAAAAGTTTTTCTTCAATGCAAATAGAACTAAACGAGGCAAAGTTTAAACTTCCTCGTGGGGAGAAAGAATTGAAGAGAGATGCAACCAAAGTTGGTTCATCAAAAGTAGAAATAGTATACACTGATAACAAAGGTAAGGTTAATGTGTATATTGATGGTAATTTATTCAGTGAGAAACCTTACAAAGATTTAAAAAGTGCAGAGAAGGAGATGAAACAGATAAAATCTATCATGTCATCATCTGATATGCAAGAAGTAAAATTAGAGGACATTATAAATGAAATTAATAGCTGAATTTAACGAGACAATATCTCCAATCATCACCGAATCAAAAGATGGTAAAGGTAAAGACTACTTTATAGAAGGAGTCTTTATGCAAGCAGACATAAAAAATAGGAATGGTAGAATCTATCCTATGGAAGTAATGCAAAAAGAAGTTGACCGATATACAAAGGAGTTCGTAGAGAAAGACCGTGCATTCGGTGAGTTAGGACATCCTGAAGGGCCAACTATAAACTTGGATAAAGTGTCTCATTTAATCCAATCTCTTACACTAGAAGGTAAGAATTTTGTCGGTAAAGCAAAAATTTTAAGTACTCCTAATGGAGAAATAGTTAAAGCACTTATCAATGATGGTGCAAAATTGGGTGTATCATCTAGAGGTCTAGGTTCACTAGAACAGAAAGGTGGCGCACAAATGGTAAAAGGTGACTTCCAACTTGCAACAGCAGGTGATATCGTTGCAGACCCGTCTGCACCTGAAGCATTCGTTGAAGGAATAATGGAAGGAGTCGAATGGGTATATCAGAATGGTATACTTACTGCAGTTCAAGTTGAGCAGATGCAAAACGAGTTAAAAACTGCAAAACTAAATAAATTGGAAGAAACCAAGTTAAATCTATGGAAAAGGTTCGTTGAGAGTCTATAACATATAAATAAATTAAGTAGTTCATTAGAAACTAATAACAGGAGAAAAAAATGGCAGATTTAGAAAACAACCTAGAAAGTATCGAAGAGGTAAAACAACCTCATGACGGTGCTGAGAAAGGAGATTCAAAACCAGTCAAACAAGGTTCATCTGATGCCGCAGAAATTGGAAGTGGTAAAGTTGAAGTCGTCAAACCCGAAGAAAATCCTGTTGACAAAGCAGTTGCATCAGTAAAGAAAGCTGAAACAGCACCGTCTAACGAAGGTGACGTTCAGAAGAAAAACGCTGGTAAATCTGAAAAAGCAGATTCAATTAAAGAAGATGAAGAAGAGTCTAAAAAAGACGAAGTCAAATCTTCAAAAATGGAATCAATCAAAGCTATCGTCAACAATATGAAGGAAATGACTAAGGAAGACATCCAATCAGTATTGGGAACAATATCTGAAGAAGAAGTTGACGAAAGTTTGACAAAAGCAGAAGTTGCTAGAAAAGTAGTAGAGTCTTTAAAGTCTATGACTGAAGAAGAAGTTGCAGAAACTTATGGTAAACTTAACGCAAACAAGAAGACAGAAGAGGAAGAAGAAGTTAAAGAAGAAACTGAAGAAGTTTCAGAAGAAATTTCATCTGAATTAGAATCATCTCTTGTTGAAATTGAAATAGATGACGACCTATCAGCAATTTCAGAAGCATTAGACCTTTCTGAAGAAAATGCAGAAAAGGCAAAAACAATCTTCAAGGCAGCAGTTTCAAGTAAGGTACAAGAAGTATCTGAAGAATTGAAATCGCAGTATGAAGCAGAATTAAAAACCACAGTTGAGACTGTCAAAGGCGACCTATCGGAAGCAGTTGATAAGTACTTAACGTATTGTGCAGAAGAGTGGACGAAAGAAAACGAACTTGCTATAGAACGTGGTTTAAGGTCAGAAATGACAGAAAACTTTATTGAAGGTTTGAAAACATTGTTCGTAGAACATTATGTTGACGTTCCTGAAGATAAGTATGATGTTATTGATGAACTTGCAAATCGTCTTGACGAGATGGAACAAAAACTTGACAGTGAAGTAAATAGAAATATGGACATCACTGAAGAGTTAGATACACTCAAAAGAGATAACGTAGTTTCAGAAGCATCGAAAGATTTGACTGAAACACAAAAAGAGAAACTATCTTCACTTGCTGAAGGAGTAGACTTTAAAGATGCAGAAGACTTCGCTGAGAAGATTTCTGAAATCAAAGAAGCATACTTTCCTGCAGAAGGTGAAAGTGTAGTTGAAGAAACTTTAGTTGTTGAAGGTTCTGAAGAATTTAAAGTAGAGGAATCTACTGAAGTTCAGACTGACCCTACAATGGCAAAGTATACACAAGCAATCAGTAAGTTAAAACCATTAGGTTAAGACTTACTCAATAAAGGAAAAAAAATGTTTTTATCAGAAAACTTACAAGAAAAGTGGCAACCGATTCTAGAACACTCCGATTTACCAAAAATCGAAGACAACTACAAACGTGCTGTTACTGCTGTTATCCTTGAAAACCAAGAGAATGCTCTAAACGAAGACAGAGCTCAATTGGCGGAAGCAGCACCTTTAAATGCTACTGGTAGTTCAATTTCTAATTGGGACCCGATTTTAATCTCCCTAGTTAGAAGAGCTATGCCAAATCTCGTTGCGTACGACATTTGTGGCGTTCAACCTATGACTGGCCCGACAGGACTTATCTTTGCTATGAAAGCAAGGTATAACGACTATCCATCAGAATCTGTTGTAAATAAAACTGAAGCAATGGGAATCAACGAAGTTGAGACACGTTATTCTTCAGAAAACCAAACAGTGGCTGACGGTTTACAAGCTACGGCTAACTCAGACCCTTTTAACTCTGACTATGCAACTCATACTGGTTCAGGTATGACAACTGCAACTGCAGAAGCATTAGGTGATGTTGAAGCAACCAACGGTTTTGCTCAGATGGCATTCTCAATAGAGAAAGCAACTGTGACTGCAAAATCAAGAGCATTAAAAGCAGAATACACATTAGAACTTGCACAAGACCTCAAAGCAATCCACGGTCTTGACGCTGAGTCAGAACTTGCGAATATTCTTTCATCAGAAATTCTTGCAGAGATTAACAGAGAAGTTGTTAGAACAGTAAACGTACAAGGTAAAACAGGTGCATCAGCAACTGCAGTGCCTGGTACTTTCAACTTAGACGTTGATGCAAACGGAAGATGGTCTGTTGAGAAATTCAAAGGTTTATTATTCCAAATCGAAAGAGAATCAAACACAATTGCTAAAGAAACAAGAAGAGGAAAAGGAAACTTTATCCTATGTTCTTCAGACGTAGCAAGTGCATTGTCAATGGCGGGTGTATTAGATTACGCTCCTGCTCTTTCAACTAACCTAAACGTAGATGACACAGGCAATACTTTTGCTGGTGTTCTTAACGGAAGAGTTAAAGTATATGTTGACCCTTATGCAGGTGTTGACTACTTAACAGTAGGTTATAGAGGTACTAACCCTTATGATGCTGGTCTTTTCTATTGCCCATACGTTCCATTACAAATGGTTCGTGCAGTAGGTGAGAACACATTCCAACCAAAAATCGGTTTCAAAACTAGATATGGTATGGTTTCAAATCCATTTGTCGGTACTACACCAGCAAACGGACTTGCATCAGCAGGTACTAACCAGTACTACAGAAAATTTGCAGTGTCAAACATTCTGTAAGACGAAAGTCTCATTACCTTCGGGTAATACTAAAAAGGTCTCTTACGAGACCTTTTTTTTTGTTTAATGACTTTAATCGTTCAATGTCTAGGGAATACCCTATTCTTTACACCGTGTCCTTCAAGTGGAGCCTTACTCCAATTTTATCTAGGTCAATAGGTAGTGACCATAAAGAAATTCGTTTACCACACCTTCCCAATTCGTCAAAAATTTCAAGTGTTTCTCTGTTCGGATTCTATCCACACCTCACGATTATATGCCACGTCTTAATTGACTTTAACAGTGTGGAACACCTTTTCTATACGGAACAACCTCTCACAACCATCTTACTTCCGTCTCGATTTCCTACTTTACTAGTATACCAAAAAGTAGAGGGGATTGTCAACCTAAATATAAGGTAAAGAATAATCTTTACATTACACATACACACACAGGAGAAAAATATGAGTAATTCAACAAAATCGGGGTTCGAAATCAGAGCCGACTTATTATCACAAGCAGAAGGTCTTTTAACCTCTAATTATCAGAGGGAAGTTGATGCTATCTATGCACACAACGATTCATTCCCAAATGATAAGAAACCTTTACCACTAAGAGAAATCACTGGTGAAGAGGTTATTAGAGTTGCAAGACAATTGAATGAGTTCGTCATCGAAAAATAATATTTGTCTGTCGTGCAATTTGTGTTGTTCACAGCCGAATGAGACAATCCACCTCTTTGATAAAGAATACGAACTATTCGATGTAAAGGATATTACCTCATATGAAGGTGAAAGCTTTACACATAGTGTGACTTTTGATAGGGGTGGTTGCACAAACCTAACACCAAATGGCATATGCAGGGTTTATGATAAACGACCATACACTTGCAGAAAATTTGAGTGTGGAGTATTAGTAAAATACAAAAAAGGTGAGTATGATTATGATAAATCCAAACGACTCATACAACTTGTTAAAAATGGTGACATAAAAGTTTGGAGAGAGGAATTTGAGAAAGACTCTATTTCACCAAAAACGGTGATGAAAAAAACATAAATAACTGTATAACGGAGAATAAAATGACAGATTATGAAAGAACAGTGAAAGTTTTAGAAGGCCCTTGGTCAGATAAAGCATTTCCAAATGGTGAAGAAACAACCAAAGGAGTTATCAGTAGAAAAATCATTACACTATACGAACAAGACGGATACCTATGTGAAGAAGTCGTCACTAGAGAGTATAGAGAAAATGATTATCAAGATACTTCAACAAACAAGAGAGTAATAAAACTTGGCAACTAATATCAATACATCTATTCTTAATAAGAATAATTTCAGACTTATTATAGACAAGATTCCTACAGTGGAATACTATGTTAGGTCTGTTAATATCCCTGGCTTACAGTTTACAGAAGTGGAGACTGGTGCAGGTGTCGGAGTGGATGCATTTTTTCCAGGCGACAAAGTTTCCTTTGATAACTTAGAAGTACAGTTCCTTGTTGATGAGGATTTAGAAAACTTTAAAGAGGTGTATGATTGGATGAATGCAATTATACCAATCAAAGACCCTTCAGACTTTAAAAACTATGTTTCATCAACCACTAATGCAACTGGAGAGTTGTCAGCAATCAACAATGACTTAAATCAATATTCAATGATTACACTTGTAATGAACACTAATAAGAACATTCCAAATAGATTCTTAAGATTCTATGACTGTTTCCCTACAGGAATTAGTGGAATGGAATTGGAATCGGGTTCTGAAACTGAACCAGTAGTGTGTACAGCAACATTTAGATTTACTTATTACGATATAGAAACCACTTCATAAAACCCACTTTTTGTGGTATAATATACAGTATGAACTTAGATGAATTAAAAACCATGTGGAAAGAAGATTGTGAGATAGATGATATCGAACTAGATAATGCATCCCTCGAAGTCCCTAAACTACATGCAAAATACCAAGACTTACTAACCAGTAAACTTTTACTAGCAAAACAATACGAATTTAAATACAACGAACTACTCAAAGATAAGTGGTTGTGGTATAATGGTAAAATGGACATGGATAGAATTAATGAATTGGGATGGGAACATGACCCACTTGATGGTGTCAATGTCATGAAAGCAGACATGCATTACTTTTACAATTCAGATAAAGACCTTATGGAAATGAAGGCAAAACAAGATTACTTAAAGATAACAATAGATTTTCTCAAAGAGTGTATGCAAAACATTACTTGGAGACACCAAACAATTCGTAATACGATTGATTGGAGAAAGTTCATGGCAGGAAGTTAAATGATACTAAAAAATTATATTTGGAATGCACCGTCCTTTTTCAATGATAGGGAAGTAGAACTTTTCCATAAAGTTGCAGATAGAATTGATTTTATGGATGCACAGATTGGATTGGGACAAAAAGACCCCGATGCAGATGGTGAACTAAAAGGAGATTTTGATGAGGAGATTAGAAGTTCAAAAGTAAAATGGCTTGGTGGAGATGTGATTCCACAAGAACTTATAGATAAAACGTATGAAGCATTATCTCTTGCATGTAGTGAAAGTGGTTGGTCTGATTTAATTACGGAGAATGAAGCACCTCAGTATACAGTTTACGATGCACAACCTAATAAGAAGAAAGGGGATTTCTATACATGGCATACTGATGCAGGGCCAGAACCATTACCAAGTGGGGTTATAAGAAAATTAAGTATGACTATACAATTATCAGACCCCGATGATTACGAGGGTGGTCATTTCCAATGGTTAGAACCACATAGACAATTAGATAAAATAACACAAGAGAACACCAATATTGATTTAAATCAATCTATAAGAACCGTTCCATTTTCTGCAAAGGAAAAAGGAAGTGTAGTAGTATTCCCTTCGTTTGTTTATCATCAAGTGACACCAGTTTTAAGAGGTACAAGAAAATCACTAGTTGTGTGGTTTAACGGTCAACCTTATGTCTAATACAGTTCGTGTCTCTAAGATAGACGAAGTTTTTTTAAAGGTAGAATGTCCTGATGATGGTCTTGCAAAAGACTTGTTTGACTTCTTTTCCTTCACAGTTCCAAATGCAAAGTTCATGCCTTCCTATAGAAATAAATGGTGGGATGGTAAGGTTCGTTTGTTTTCAATCAAAACAAGAAAGATATACATAGGATTACTTCCTTATATAGATGAGTTCTGTAAAGAACGAGGATATAATTTTGAAGGTGTCGAAGATGTCATTGGTGATAAGAATAGAATGTCAGATGAGGATATAGATTTCTTTATCAATGGTGACGATTTAATTCCAGGCTTGGGACTTCCATTTCAACCAAGAGATTATCAGATAGATGCATTCAATACTGCAGTGCAATATGGTAGACAATTATTACTTTCACCCACTGCAAGTGGTAAGTCATTAATCATATATATGCTATGTAGATGGTTTGAAGGAGAAATGTCTCTACCAAACTTTAAATCAGTTATCATCGTTCCAACCACTTCACTAGTAGAACAGATGACAAAAGACTTTGAAGAGTATGGATACAAGGAAAAGGTCTGTAAAATATATCACGGACAAGAAGTGTTTGATGCACCAATAACAATCACCACATGGCAATCATTCGCAAAAGCACCAAAGGAGGTGTTAAGTTCTTTTGATATGGTTGTCGGTGATGAAGCACATTTATTCAAAGCAGATGTTCTTAAAGGTATCTTAGAAAAGATGAAAAAGACTGCAATACGATTTGGAACTACTGGAACACTTGATGGTTCAGAGGTTCATAGATTACAACTCGAAGGTTTGTTCGGCCCAGTCAAAAAGGTTATATCAACTAAAGATTTAATGGAAGATGGAACTATTGCAAATCTTTCAATTGATTGTATCATACTTCGTCATACTAAACAGAAGAAAGGAAACTACCAAGAAGAGATGGACTACTTGGTCAGCAATGATAGTAGGAACGAATTTATATGTAATCTTGTATATTCACTCAAAGGAAATACATTAGTCTTGTTTCAATATGTAGAGAAACATGGTGCAGTCTTACATGGTAAAATGTTTAAGAGACTTGATGATAAACTACACTATGTTTACGGTGGAACAGATGTGACCGATAGAGAAGAAGTCAGAACAATCGTAGAGAAAGCAGAAGATAATGTTATTCTTGCATCATACGGAACATTCTCAACTGGTGTTAACATTAAAAAGATTGACAATGTAGTCTTTGCATCCCCATCTAAATCAAGGATAAGAAATCTACAGTCTATTGGTAGGGGTCTTCGTAAGACTGAAGGCAAGACTGAAATGAGATTATTTGATATTGCAGATGATTTACAATGCAATAACTACACACTCAACCACCTTAAAGAAAGAATAAATATCTATAACGAAGAAGGTTTTAAATACGAAATTAAACAATTCAATCTATGAGATACGAAGTAATAAAAATAATAACAGGTGCTGAGATTTGTGGTATGGTCGAAGAGGTGGGAGACACTTTAAGGATTACTGCACCAATGATATGTCAACTTTCAAGACTGGATTTAACCAATACTCTTGCAACCTTCGTACCTTACACACCTGTAAGTTCAGATTCAATGATTACCTTAGATATTGAACATATTCTACATAGAAGTAAAATGAGTGAACAATACATCCCCTTTTATGATGAAGCATCTTCCAAATGGTTAACCCTTGTTGAAACCGAGTCAATCCCTTTGACCAACAAGATGCCAAAGATGGAATACATCAAAGACACCATCAACAAATTAGTTGCAGGGATGTCAGATGAAGAATTAGATAAACTGGAAGAGGAACAATTCTTAGAAGAAGATTCTCTTCTTGCACCAACCGACCCTAAGAAAATTCATTAGGATTTTACTTTGTCTAAATATGTGCGTATAACATAGATTTATATCACATTATACAAAAAACTTATAACTTACTTTTAGGAAAACCATGACCACAGCAACTTATTTTGCGAAGAGCATGGTACGAAAAGCTAGAGAAGTCAACCATGTCATTCGTCCT